GAGCTGAAGACGATCTGCCGCTGCGGACGAAAGGCCGTGTTGAACGCTCGCAAGATCGACGGGGTGTTCGTGTTCGACGGCGACCAGGTCGCCATCGACTACCTCGACGCCGGCCTCGGCGTCCCGCCCCGCAAGGGCCGCCGCGACACCTTCAAGGTCGCCGTCACCACCCAGACCACCGAGCTGGCGGCGGTGGCCGCCTGATGGGCCGCCACGTCATCGCCGCCGGCACCATCCGCACCCACAGCGGCAAGACCACCACCATCATCCGCACCGACAACGGCACCCGGACCGGCGCCGTCTCCGGCCGCATCACCCCCACCCCCACCCGGAAGGACACCAGCCGATGAACCACCACACCACCACGTACGGCATCTCCGTCCTCCGCGTCGAGAACGGCCGCGACACCGACCTCCTGCGCTATCGCGCCGTCACCGACTTCCGCGACATCGACGACGTCTGCACCGAGCTCCGCCGCGACTTCAGCCACCGCCCCGACGTTCGTATCGACATCCAGACCCACCGCCACTGACACTACGAGCCATCCGCCAGCCGTGACCCGGACGCCATCCACCGGCGTCCGGACACCGCCCGGCGGACACTTCCGGAGACCTCACTGACCTGCACGGACATCATCCGGACACCGGTCCACCGAGGCCCCCTAACCCCACCCGTCCGGACAGATCCGGACACCACCCTCCGGACGCGTCCGGACCCACGGTGCCTCGCCCGGCACCCCACCGCCACCACAAGATCAGAACCTCAGGGGGCTCCATGCGTACTCACGCGACCGCCCAGCTCATCGGTGACCGCACTCATCAGTGCGACGCCACCGCCACCCGCACCAACCCCGACGGTGTCACCCGCGCCTACGTCCTCTTCGACGGCATCGGCTCCAACGACGAAGTCCGCGACTGGGCCCGCACCGGCGCCGTGCGCCTCGCGCAGGCCGCCGCCCGACATGCCGACGCCGAAACTGGACTGCGCGCTGTCTACGACCAGTACGCCGCCGAACCTGCCCGGCGCGGCCCGTACGGCCCCGATCTCCCGCAGGCCGCCGCAGTCGTCGCCGTCATCAACGGCCGGAACCTCACCGTCGCCTGGTGCGGCGACTCCCGCGCCTACCTCTTCACCGGCACCACCCTCCGGCGCCTCACCCAGGACCACAACCTCCGCCGCGTCTACCCGCCCGGCACGAGCTACCCCACCAGCCCCGGCGGCAACCGCAACCTCCTCACCTCCTGCCTCGGCGCCTACGAGACCGACGACGAGGTCAAGGCCCAGTACGGGCACCCCGCCATCGAGTCCACCACCCTCGCCCTCGACAACGGCCCTCACCGACTCCTCCTCGCGTCCGACGGCGCGTACGAGCCCCTGGAGGATTCCTGCCGCAACCTCGCCGACTACCTCACCGGTACCCCCGCACACGCCGCCCACGACTTCGTCCAGGCCGCCATCGACCACGCCACCACGCGCGCTGACAACGCCACGGTCCTCATCGCCGATCTCCCCTGAAGCAGCCCATCGCCCCGAAGCCCGCCCCGCATCACGCGCGGCGGGCTTCACGCATTCCCCACGGCCACAGCCACCTGCACTGCGCTGACGTACCATCACCGCCCGTGCCTGCGACACCACATGGAGCCGGAGAATGATCATGGACCCCATGGACTCCAACCGACGCCGCTGCACCGCGAAGTCGAAACGCAGCGGCGAACAGTGCAAGAACACGGCGATCCCCGGAGGCGCCACATGCCGCATGCACGGTGGAGCAGCGAGCCAGGTACGCCGCAAAGCCGCCACCCGACTCGCCGAGGAACACGCCCGCCAGGCCGTCATCACCTACGGCCTGCCCCGCGACATCGACCCGGCCGCCGCGCTCCTCGAAGAGGTCCACCGCACCGCCGGACACGTGGCCTGGCTCGCGCAGAAAATCCGCGAGCTCGACGACACCGACCTCACCTGGGGCATCACCGAAGAAACCGACAAGACAGCGACGCTGTCACCCGGCACCGACCGCAAGGCGACGGCCCGCCCCAGCGTCTGGCTCGACCTGTACCACCGCGAGCGCCGACACCTCGTCCACGTCTCCAAGACCGCGCTCGACGCCGGCATCAGCGAGCGTCTGGTCCACCTCGCCGAACAGCAGGGCGCCATGCTCGCGGACGTCATCCGCCGCTCCACCGACAGCCTCCTCGACCGCCTCACCGGTCTCCTCGGCGACCAGGACGCCGCCCTCGTCCGGCGCGAATGGCCGGGCTGGCTCGCCCGGATCGTCCCCGAGCAGATCGCCGCCGTCACCGGAGCCCCGCATGCCGAACCCAGCTGACATCGACCCCTGGGCGCACGCCGGCCGGTCCTTCGCCCTGGACAGCCAGCGCACCTCGTGGAGGTACGACCCGGTCGCCTGGGCACGCGACGTCATCGACTGGGGCCCTACAGGCGGCCTGACCCCCTACCAGAACGACGTCCTAAACGCCCTGCCGACGAAGAAGCGGGTGGCCGTACGCGGCCCTCACGGCCTAGGCAAGGCTCTACAATGCAATGTGAGGATTCCGACCCCGACCGGATGGTCAACAATCGGCGCACTGCGCCCTGGTGACGAGCTGTTTGACGAGCACGGCAAGCGATGCCGGGTCGTCGCCAAGTCGCCCGTCTGGAACGCCGACACCTACGTGGTGGAGTTCGCCGACGGGACCGTCATCACGACCCACGGCGAGCACGAGTGGAACGCCGTCGACGTCTACAACCGGCCGAAGACCCCTCGCCCGAACCGCCGGCCCATCACGGTCAAGGACTGGCGCGACCACTGGGACGCGACCAAGCGCGTAACCACCGCCCACATGGCCAAGCACCTGCGGACAGCAGGCGGCCAGCCCCGGTGGCGCATCCCGACCGCGCGCCCGCTCAACCTTCCCGCCGCAGACTTGCCGGTAGACCCGTACCTCTTCGGCTACTGGCTCGGGGACGGCCGCACCCGATCCTCCGAGATCGTCGTGCACAGCAGCGACTGGCCGTACCTGCAAGAGCGCATCGCTGGCGCCGAGTACCACCACGGCGCTCCGAGAGGCGACAGCCGCAACCCGGACGCCCTGAGCGTCACCGTGTCCACGATGCCCGTACAGCGGGGCGGCGGCCCGGGACGAGAGTCGCTAAACGGCCGCCTGCGAGCACTCGGCGTGCTCGGCAACAAGCACATCCCCATGAGCTACCTACGAGCGTCAGTGGAGCAGCGACGGGAGCTGGTGCGTGGTCTGTGGGACTCCGACGGATACCGGCAGGCAGGAGGCTGTGACGAGATCACCCTCACCTGCAAGCCACTGGCCGACGACGTGGCCGACCTGCTGCGCTCGCTCGGCCTGGTCGTCCGCGTCCGGGAGAGTGACAGCAAGATCAACGGACGGGTAGTCGGTCGCCGGTGGCGTATCGCCGCCCGCTTCGATTTCAACCCATACCGTCTGCCACGGTACGACTGGCAGCCTGCCGGGGCCCAGGCGTCCCGGCACACCCAACGGACCATCACCGACATCCGGAAGGTGGAGGACCAGCCCACTCAGTGCATCGAGGTCGACTCGCCGTCACACCTGTTCCTGGCCGGCGAGTCCATGGTGCCGACGCACAACAGCGGTCTGGCAGCGATCACCACCCTGTGGTTCGCGACTACACGCGAAGCCGCGGGGTGGGACTGGAAGGTCATCACCACCGCGTCCGCCTGGAGACATCTCACGGTCTACCTCTGGCCAGAGATCCATAAGTGGTCGCGGCGTATCCGCTGGGACGTTCTCGGCCGCGCGCCGTTCTCCGACATCCGCGAGCTCCTCGCGTTGAACCTGAAGCTCGTCCACGGCGCCGCCTCTCCGGTCGCCTCCAACAAGGCCGAGCTCATCGAGGGCGCGCACGCCGACTCCCTGCTGTACCTGATCGACGAGGCCAAGGTCGTCCCCGACGCCACTTGGGACGCGATCGAAGGCGCGTTCTCCGGAGGCCGCACCGAGGGACTTCCCGAAGCATTCGCCCTCGCCATCTCCACCCCGGGCCAGCCAGCCGGCCGGTTCTACGAAATCCACAAGCGCGCCCCAGGCCTGGAGGACTGGTGGGTACGGCACGTCACCCTGGAAGAGGCGATCGCCGCCGGCCGGATCAGCCGGGAATGGGCGGAGCAGCGCAAGCGTCAGTGGGGTGCCGACTCCGCCATGTACGCCAACCGCGTCCGCGGCGAGTTCCACGCGAGCGACGAGGACGCCGTTATCCCACTGGCCTGGGTCGAGGCTGCCGTCGCGCGCTGGCACGAATGGAACGACGCCGGACGACCGGCTCTCCAAGGGCGTCGCGTCATCGGTGTCGACGTCGCCCGCGCCGGTGGCGACTCCACCGTCCTCGCCCACCGTCACGGCGCCTGCATCACCCGCCTCGACATCCACGACCGGCAGGACACCATGCAGACCACCGCCCGCGTGCAGGGCGCCACCGGCCCGAAGAAGGACCGCGTCATCCCCGTCGTCGACTCCGCCGGCGTGGGCGGCGGCGTCGTTGACCGCCTGCGCGAGCTACGTGCCCCCGTCCTGCCGTACACGGGCGCAGCGAAGACCAAGGCCAGGACTCGCGACCACGAATACGGGTACGTCAACCTGCGCAGCGCCGCGTACTACCGCCTCCGCGAGCTCCTCGACCCCGCCTTCGGCGCCGAGGTGATGCTCCCGCCCGATGACCTCCTGATCAGCGACCTGACCGCGCCGACCTGGGACATCACCACCGGTATCCCGCCGAAGATCCACATCGAGACGAAGGACGACCTGGTCACCCGCCTCGGCCGCTCCCCGGACCGCGGTGATGCGGTGGCAATGGCGTTCGCCGCTGAACTCCTGGATGAGGCCGCCGTCCACGCCCCGGTGAAGCGGGGACAGGATGCCCGAAGGCCGTCGAAGGCAGCGGCCCGCTACAGCCGTCCTATCGGGAAGTGATCAGGGAGCGCCGCCGTTTCGGAGCCGGCGGGCTGGAGCGAAGAGCCAATCGCCTGTCGGCGGCGTCCCTGTCTTCGACCGGAGGCAGTGGCCACCGAGTACGGATCAGGCTCGGCGCTTCCCATGGGTCCTGGCGTCAAGCAGGACCACCGCCCCCGGAGCGGGCAGCATAGCCCAACGGACCCGAACCGGATGAAACGTCGGCGACCGTGCAGCCGGCCCCGTCACACTGGGCGGATGAAGCTTCCGCGTGTCCACTGTGGGAAGTGCGACCGGCCGATCGCCGCCGGGCCGGTCGCCGGGCGCCTGGGCAAGGGCCGCATCTGGCGCCACGACCCGCCCTTGGAGCGCCGTCTTCCGGACGAGCGGCTGGTGTCGTGCGGCGGGTCGCTGGAGATCGTCGATCTGCCGTACGGCCAGCTGGAGATCGAGATTCCCGCCGACGGAGACGCCGTGGAGCCGGACGAGGCGATGTCCCTGTTCTGACGGAGGCCGGTCTCCGGACGGTGGCCATGTCCAAGATGCGCGTTATGTGAGTGTAGATATGGCCCGTTTCGGGCGTTTTATGTGATGGCTCGCTCTGGCGTCGGGCGGCTCTGGGGGGCGAATCGTCGAGTCGGATCCGCATTGGCGTCACCGGGCGCGCGCAAAGCGCGACGTACCGTAAGATCCCGGCCTGCCCGCAGTGCCCGCGCGCCCGCGGGGCACGACCACCTCAGGAGTATCCGTGGCTCAGCGCACCTTCACTCTGAACACCGAGCCCCACAAGGCAGTGGTGGGCGACACCCTCCTGCATTTTCTGCCCGAGGTCCTCGGAACCGAGATGCTCGACGCCTACGCCATTCTGCAGGCGGCGCAGCAGGCCGCGAAGGACGGCGGCGACGCCGAGACCCTCCGGACCAGCCTGAGGGCCGTTCGCGAGTTCCTCGCCGCCCTCATGACCGACGAGTCTGCCACCCTACTCCTCACCCTCGACGTCATCACCGCTGACAACGTTGTCGCCGCGTCGTTCACCGACCCCGCCGCAGCAAAGGCGTCATCCGCTTCACTGCCCGGCTCGAAAGTCCGCGAACGCCTCCAGCTGCCCCAGCGGATCCTGTTGGAGCTCCTGGAATGGGTCATGGAGCTCCACGGCGCCGGCACCGGTGCGTCCGCCCGCCCTACCATGCCGTCTGCCGCCTCCTGAGCAGCGTCGCCGACGCCTGGGACGAGTGGGACGGCCAGCTCGCTCTCCAGGGCATCGACCCGCGCACATGGAGCGCCGCGAGGATGCTGAATGCGGCGGAGCAGCAGATCTACGCGTCAGCAGAGGACGACAAGGAGCGGACGAAGCTCCGGACCCGCCTGTACGCCCCGCCCCGCCCGATCGGGCGCCAGGCCCGACCGACATCCGTCCCGGCTGCGCCCGAGCAGCAGAAAGCCGGCCCGACCCTGCGAATGCCCGCCGCGTCCGTCGCCGAGCTCCTGGCCCGCATCGACGCGGAAGACGCACGGTTCGGAAGCTGACCCGCCCGCCTCGCCTTGACGCCGGCCGCAGCGGACGGACACGCCACTACACAACGCAACCAGGGGAGTACCCATGGGAACGCCCGCAGAAGACCTCGGCCAGGCTGAGGTCCAGGTTGTCCTCGACACGACACGGATTGCGGCAGACTCCCGTACTGCCGCCGACCGCATCCGCCGCGCCCTCGACCGAGGCACCCAGACCATCGGGCGCACCCTCGAACGGAACCTGACCCAGGGCATCGACCGCGCGGTGCGCAGCCTGGACAGCAAGATCCGTACAGCCACCCGCTCAGCAGCCACTTCGATCCGGCTCGACATCGAGCTGAACACCGCCCGCCTCGACGCGCAGATCCGGGCCGCGTCACGCGCCGCGACAGCGCCGGTGACCGTACCGGTCGCCATCGACGCCTCCCGCCTCCAGGCCGCACTGAACCAAGCTGTGCGCACAGCGAGCGCCGAGGTCCGCGCCACGGTGCAGCCGGACGCCTCCGGCCTCCAGGCTGCCCTCGACCGCGCCGTGCGCTCCGTCCGGGCACAGGTCCGCGCCACGGTGCAGCCGGACGCCTCCGGCCTCCAGGCTGCCCTCGACCGCGCCGTGCGCTCCGTCCGGGCACAGGTGCGGGCCATCGTGGAGCCGGACGCCTCCCGTCTCCAGGCCGCCCTCGACCGGGCGGTCCGCACCGTCCGGGCACGGATCAGCGTCGAGGTGCAGCCGGACACCTCGCGCCTTCAGACGGCCCTGACGCGCGCCGTACGCGCGGTGCAGGCCACTATCCCCGTGGGCGTGGAGGTCCAGGCGGCCCGGCTCCAGGCCGCCCTCTCCCGCGCAGCCCGCCAGGCGGACGCCACCGTCCAGGTCGCCACCGCCCTGGACGCCCGCCGTCTCGGCATCGAGCTGCGCGCAGCACTCCGCTCCCTCACCGGTATCGACCTCGCGGTGACCGTCGTACCCGACCTGCGCCGCTTCACCCGCCAGCTCGCGCGCGAGGCCCGCGCCCTCGGAGACATCGACCTCGCGGTGTCCGTCGTACCGGACCTGCGCCGCTTCACCCGCCAGCTCGAACGGGAAGCGCACGCCCTCGGCGATCTCGACCTCGCCATCACGGTCGCGCCGGACATGACGAACTTCGTCGCCCGCGCCCAGGCCGCGGTGTCGGGCGAAGAGATCTCCCTGCGCGTCGTCCCTGAGCCCCGCCCTGTCCGGGTGCCCGTCGAAGCCGACAACGACCGCTTCCGGCGCTCCCTGGCCGCCCTCGGACCAGCCGCAGCCTCAGCCGCCAGAGGACTCCAGAGCCTCCTGTCTTTCGGCGCCGTGGGCATCGCGGCAGCCAGCGCCGCCTCATCCATCGGCGCATTCACCGCAGCCCTGGCCCCCGCCGTCGGCATCCTCGCCGCCGGCCCGGCGGCCATCCTCGGCTCCGTCGCCGCGATCAACACCCTGAAATTCGCCCTCCAGGGCGTGGGCGACGCCTTCAGCGCCGCCCTCACCAAGGACGCCGCGAAGTTCGAGGAGTCCCTGGAGAATCTCTCCCCGGCGGCTGTGGCAGCGGCCCGGGAAGTACGGGCACTCAAGCCCGCCTTCGAAGACCTGCGGAACTCCGTCCAGGATGCGTTCTTCGGCGAGATCGAAGGACAGATCACCCGGACAGCCGAGGCTCTCCAGGGCCCCCTGAAGACCGGCCTCGCAGCGATCGCCGCCCAGTGGGGCCTGGCTGCTCGCGGCGTCCTGCAATACGTCCAGTCAGCCGAGGGCGTCAGCAACGTCCAGTCGATCCTCCAGGGATCGACATCAGCCGTCCGGGGCCTGGCCCAGACGTCCAACGGCCTGACAGCAGGCTTCCTCCGGCTCGGCGCCGTCATCTCCGACGCGTTCGGCGCAAAGCTGGAATCCACGATCACCGCCATCGGCGACCGGGTCGCCGCGTTCCTCACCCGCATCTCCGAGGGCGGCCAGGCCGTCGCATGGGTGCAGCAGGCGCTGACCGTGTTCGCTCAGCTCGGCTCCATCCTCAGCAACGTCGGCACCATCATCGTCTCCGTGTTCCAGGCGGGGACCGCGGTCGGCGGCGGATTCCTGAACAACCTCCAGCAGATCACGGGTCAGATCCGCGAGTTCGTCGAGTCCGCACAAGGACAGACTGCCCTGACCAGCATCTTCTCCACCATTTCCACGGTGGCCGCCCAGCTCGGACCGATCCTCGCCGCGCTCGTCACCCAGATCGGCGCGATCGCTCCGTCCCTGGCACCCCTGTTCCAGGCCCTCGGCCCTGCCATCACCAACGTCATCAATGGGCTCGGGCCTGCTCTCGCTGCCATCGCGCCGTCACTGACCACGGTCGGCCAGGCCCTGGCAACCGGACTGGCCGCGCTCGGGCCAGCCCTCGGCCCCGTCGGCGCAGCGGTCGCCGCACTCCTCCAGGGCCTCTCACCGCTCCTGCCGCTGGTGGGTGAACTCGCCGCATCCGTCGCCTCCATCCTCGCGCCGGCCCTCTCAGCCACAGCGGACGCCCTGACCCCGGTCATCCAGTCCCTCGTCGGCGCCCTCGCCCCCGTACTGCCCCCGCTGACAGCAGCGTTCGTCACGCTCGTCCAGGCCCTGACTCCGCTGGTCACAGGGATCGGCCAAGCCCTGGCCTCCCTCGTCAGCCAGACCACGCCCCTCTTCGCCGCGATGGCAGTCACCGTCGCCCAGCTCGCGACCGCCCTCACACCGGTCATCCAGGCCCTGACAGACGCCCTGCTACCCGTCCTGCCGCCACTGATCGAAGCGTTCACGGCACTCGCGACCGCAACGCTTCCACTGCTTCCCTCACTCGTCGGCCTGGTGGAGGCGCTGGCACCGCTGCTCGTACTGGTGGCCCAGATCACCGGGCCCGTCCTGGAACTTGCCGCCGGGCTGCTGTCCCTGGTCGCCGTCCGGGGCGTCGTGCCCGCTCTCCAGGCATTCACAGACGTGATGACCGGCGTCATCGACACCGTCACGGCCACGGTCACCTCCATCACGGACCTCCCGGCCGCAGTGTCGTCCGCGTTCTCCTCAGCGGCCTCGTCGGCGTCGGGCTTCGCGTCCTCGCTGGGGGACTTCT